ATCACCATTACCTATAACACAGCCACCGGAACGCCACTCTATGACTCTGTGCCATCCCTCTTTGCGCGTGGCTGGAACGTGATGGTCAACTCAGTTGCGGTCACAAACACATCCGCCACCGATCTCATCATCGACTCGATGGCGATATCCACCTTGTCCGTAGTCTCTGGACTCTCGCCCGTCTACAACAGACTCGGCAACCCAGCGGAGTATGGGGACAACATCTCCCGCATTGGCAACCTTGGCACCGACGCTAATGATCCGGTGCAGGATGTCGAGGGAGAGCAGCCAGTCTTCCGCGCCGTTGGCAACGAAGCCGACTACGGCGATGGGTATTTGTATCTTGATGGTGTAGCTGGATCGTATGCGAGCATCCCCGATCCACTCGGGTCATTGGGTGATTTCACGATGCAGGTTGATGGCTTGTCTCCTGAGACTGTGCGTCCTGCTGCTCAAGGCACCCTGATGTCCCAGTGGGATGGTGGCGGAAACGTATTTATTCTCCGCACCAAAACCGATGGGACAATTCTTCTGAGCCTCTACTGGGACACTGGATCAATCCATGACGATTCTGCCATTGTCCCAACTGACACGGTAGGCATCCGCATTACTCGCGTGGGAACACTCATCACCTACTGGGTAGACACCGGCTCGGGCTACGTCTCACACGACACCACCAGCGGGGTCGGCGACGCACTCACCAGCTCGACCGCGCCCTTTCGGGTTGGGGAATACGGGGTCGGTGGCCAGCCACTCCTCGGCACCATCTCCCGCGCTCAGGTGTGGGACAACGGCACCGCAGCAGGCACCGCAGTAGTCGATGCAGACTTCCGGAACGCGACTCATAAGCTCACAGACACAGATACGTTCGTCGCTACCAGCGGCCAGACCATCACGATCAACGGCGGCGCAACGGTATATAACCCACCAATCGCACCGCTACACGGATACCTGCACCTCTCCGGCGGGGCTGGGAACTATGCGAGTGTGCCAGATGCCGCTGCGTTGGATGTTACAGGTGACCTGACGCTTGAGTGTGATTTTCTTTTAGCAGAGTTCCCGCCAACTACGGATAGGGTGCTTGTTGCTAAATACAACACCGGCGGGAATCAAAGGGGCTATCTCTTCTCGGCCAAGTCAAATGGGTCTCTTCGCTTGATTCTTAGCCCTGATGGTATCTATGATTCTAATTTCGATAAGTCTCAAAGTTTTGCTTCCGAATTGATCGGGGGAACAAGAGCGACTGTAAAAGCGGCATGGCGACAGTCTGACGGACGGCTTCAGTTTTTTATTAAGGGAAGTGATGGTTCATTCACGCAGGTTGGAGCCGACCAAAACATTCTGGCTGCCAGTATTTCCAATGTAAACCAAGAGGTTGAAATCGGTTCACACAATGGTGGGACAACGGGTATTGGAGACCCCATTAGCGTATTTGGCGCAAAGATTTACGGGTCAATTGATGACACCAACAAAGTCCTCGACGTTAACTTCGACACTGACCCCGCTCATGAGAGCAACACAAGCTTCACCGCTACCAGCGGCCAGACGGTCACGATCCATCAGTCCACCATCACAGGCGACCGCGCCAAGATCGTAAAGAACTCAGAGATATTCTACGACGGGCAAAACGACGAGTTCAACTTCTCCCTTAGTAGCACGTTCACCGGCAAGATGCTTGTCGCATCGACGCAGGGCATCCTCGTGGCAGACGTGAGCAGAGCGGGAGCTACACAGATTGATGAGAAAGGGGTCGCCAGCATCACGGGATTCTCGGCAGCCCACGGGCTTGAGCAGAAGGGTGTGATGCTTCTCTCGGACTCGTCCAGCCCTGCCGCGCTGACCAGCGCATTTGTGGCGCGGGGTGCCGTCAAGTCGTTCGCTGCTCGGACAACATTTACGGAGGCGTTCCGAAATATGGAACTCACGAGCTTCCCCACGATCGACGTAAGCAACGGGGTGGATTGTTCCTTCGCTTGGGATGGGTACAGAGGCACCACATTCCCACCACTCAATTTTGCATCAGCCACTAGCCTCTATGCGGCATGGTATAACTCCACTAGCCTCACCAGCGTGTCAGCGATCCAAGCTCCTGTCTGCACGAACTTCGGCAGCGCATGGCAAAACAACACGGCACTTGCCACCATCGACCCGAACGCGAACTTCGGCGAGTCGGCGACAGGCGTGAATTTCAGCAGCGCATTCCGCACTACTGGACTCACAGCCCTGCCTGCCGGTCTCGACATGAGCCAAGGCTTTACGTTCTCAAGCGCATTCTCAGGCTGCGGGTCACTCGCGACCATTGGGACGGGCGTGTTGCTCGGAACTGCAAACGGAACGGCGACCGTGAATTTTGGCTATGTATTCAAGGCCACCGGACTGACTGCACTGCCAGCAGGTCTCGACATGAGCCAAGGATCTGTGTTCACCAGCGCATTCCAAAGCTGCGCGTCACTAACGACCATTGGGACGGGCGTTCTCCTCGGAACTGCATCGACCAATGTGAGTTTCCAGAACGCATTCCTCGCGAGTGGGCTGACAGAGCTACCTGCAAACCTCAATATGAGCCAAGGAGATACGTTCGAAAGCACATTCCAAAACTGCTCGTCACTCACGACTATTGGGAATGGTGTTCTCCTCGGAACGGCATCGAGCAGCGTGAATTTCACCAACGCATTCTACGGCTGCACAAATCTTGTTACACTCCCCGCCAACCTCAATTTGAGCAGTGGGAATCATTTCAATAAAACATTCTACAACTGCTCGTCGCTCGTAGACTTCCCCGCAGGAGCCTTTGACACCTTAGGGACTCCTGTCAGTAGTTGTTTCTTCTTTACATGGCTCGGATGCTTAGCACTCAGCACCACATCGGTTGAGAATATTCTCTCATCCATAAACACAAGTGGCCAGTCAGCCCCAGCAGTAGGGCCAGAAATCTTCATCACCTACAACGTAGCCACAGGCGCACTCAGCGCAGCGACGAACACCGCAATCGCATCGCTGCAAGGCAAGGGCTGGACCATAGTCATAAACGGAACAACACTACTACCTTAATCATCATGCCACCAGACGAAACACCCGCTCCCGTTATCCCGACGAATTTCCTCGCCGACGAGTCGGACTACTCGGAGATTCTTGAAGCACTCAACAAAGCTGGTGGCTACCTCAACGCCGCCACAGAGGACGAGGACGGCAACGCGATCCCAGAATCGGATCGGGTTTGGGTGCAGTCGGATGGGCCGACCAGAACCGCCATCGCACGGCCCGACGAGGCCGAGGTGGTCGAGGGTGAGGCGATCATTAAACTCGATTCACGACAGGCTGCGAAATACAGCGCGACCATCGACCGCCTAACTAGCGACGGCCTACTCAGGCCCAAGACTCGCGACGAGATCGATGCCTTCCGCGCAGCAGCAATCGAACGGGCGGATGCGGCAAAGCTTGCAGCAGAACTAGCAGAACGCGAAGCGGACTTCCTTCCACCACTTGAAGAACTAGAATAATGACTGACGAAACACATCGCTTCTTCCAGATTAAAGACCGGACAATTTACGAATCGCTCTGTGAATTCGTGGACGACTCCAGAGGATACCCAGACGGCAACGGGACTGAGAGAGGGCTACCAGTCTGGGACAAGCTCTTTGCTGACCCTGAGACAACCACAGACAAACTCTATTGCCTCGACCGTTGGCGTTTTAAGGAGGGAGACGATGAGCCGCTACAGGCTGCCCTTGATGCTGGTGTTATTGTTGAAATCGACCTTGATACATACATGCAACGACTACGCTGGGAACCACCAGTTGTGGAAGAGGATTTGGAAGAGGAAGAAGATTTTGATAACATCCTAGAATTTGTAGGACTAGAATAATGGACGCATCAGATCTCGGAAAGGCCAACCGCCACTTTAACATCTACCGCTAATGTATATATGAGCATACCCGTAAATATCGATTTAAGCAGCCACAAAAGGGGAGACCTTTGGGAGGGGATCACAGCGATTGGTCCGGTTTTGATTAACGGACTTCAGCCTACTGAGGCTCTGAGTAGAGTCAGAATGCACTTTGTTAAACGCAGAGAGGTTTTCACACTTGATTCAAACAGTGCCACATTACCGGACGCTCCAATCACAATTAGTAACGCGACCACTTGGGAGGTTGTTGTCCCAGAGGTGCAGAAATTTATCCCGACCGCAGGAATCTGGGCGTGGGATATGGAATTTTATTCCGGCAGCAATACAGCCCCGCAGACTTTTTATTCTGGGACAATCACAGTCATTGACGACATCACAAAATGAGCGACACCATCACAGCCCCCATCACGGTCACATCGGGTGACTCCGTCGCAGCTCCTCTTATCTACGGGGTTTCTAGCCTGACCGTAAGCGATTCTGACAACTACCTAGAGGTCACGCGCTCGACCGTCGTTGTGTCTGGTGCGAGTGAACACAACAACAATAACCCGAATGGGGAGTATGTGTGGACACCGGCTTCAAATGCCTTTGTGCAAGGTGATTTTAAACTCTTTAAAAATTCCGAAGGGACAGTCACCAAATGGTATTTGTATTTTGATGGGGGTGAAATATTTTCAAGAGACGATGCTGATTTGATTGGTAACTTCACATTTCTAGCTCCTAATCATTACGGGACTACTTGCAATGTCACTTACGGGACTCGCTCACTATTCTTCGCAGGAGCTAAAACAGATATCACGGACATCCTAAATGAGTGTGCTTACGGCGACCACTTCACCTTCGGTCGCGGAGTCTTTAACTACTCTGGGCTTATATACAGCAGCACCTCCGCAATCACAAATGGAAGAAATTTTGCAGGTGCTGGGAGTGACGCGATTGGGAACCACAGGGATCTCGCAGGCGGGTTAATTCTCAAGAGCAATACTTACCGAACGGCAACAATCAAACTGGTTCAGTCGGGTCACGACGCGAGGTCGGGCGGGACGATGTTCATCGCCTTGAGGTGCCACGGGCGGACTGAAATCATCGATCTCGTTATCGACGCAAATGCCGAATCGAATATATCCTTGCAAAAAGTTATAAGAGAAGATGCGTTACGTGACGACCCTACCGAGTTGGTGCTTGAGGTCTTCAATTGGACCAATACAGGATCTCGCGGTAACTCACACCCTCTGGCCGCTTTGAGACAAGGCGGAGCCGAAAACGGAGTCGAAACACCTAACTGGGAATTGAATCCTCATTACGGATGCTACACCTTGAGAGGTGATAAATCTATTTTGAGGGGGTGTAAATTTATTGGGTGGACCGCTGGTGGGTGCAACATGAATTCTGAAACCGCAACTAGAACCGACGAGCAATACGGGAACAACGTCTACGGCCATTACTGCTTAATTGAGGGGTGTTCGTATGAAGAGCCTGTTGATGTTTCGTGGAACACTCCTTATATATCAATCGTCAACCCAAGGTTCGGCCTGACGGTTAGGGATACGACTGTTTTTTTACCGGACACTGCCAACGACTTCTGGACACTTGGATCAGGTCTTGTAGACTCGGAGGGCGACACGGCTTGGGCTTCTGCCCAAACTTTTGCGTTCCCAAACCACGACAACACCCTCTTTGAAAACAATAGAGCTTTCAACTGCGGTGCGATGTTCCACCGAGACACGCTTGCTATCAACGGGTCGATCATGAGAGGGAATAGCTGCCACAATTGTGGCTATGGTGTTCTGTTTGCTATGTCGGGTTCTAACATCTGCCAAAATATTGTTATTGAGGAAAATACTTTTGAGGTGAGGAACATGAACGGCACCACAAAAGGGACTGGCGTCAAGATTACCCACGCTGCGGGTCTAACCATCCTCGATATTTCTTACACCTATGGGCTGACCCTCAACAACAACACCATCATTGGAGTCTCAGATATTGCTAGGCCGGAGGACACCCCCGCAGGAGACTCAGCCGATGGTGAGTGGGCTTTCCAGATGGGTAGCACCAAAGACTGGGGCGACATCCCCGCCAACTTCTTCACAGATACTACGTTCAAGCACAACGTCATGGGATACTGGTCCACCAGTGACCCATCTACTAGGCAGGTCACTGGCGTGTTGAACAACGTGCTTGATGATAACGCTGCCGCAGGGGCGTGGACCCCTTGGGACTACGACACGAAAACATCCGAGGGGTTCTATACTACTACACCAACAACCAAACCAGTGGTGACTGGTAGTGCGGCCTCGAACGCGGCATTATCTGACCTCCTAACCAAACTCGCAGCGTTAGGATTGATCACTGATTCGACCACCTAAAAACTTAAAGAATAATGGACGAAGAAACACCACTCACCGAACTTGAGCAGAGCAGGGCCGATACAGGCTTCCGCTATTATATTGTCCAGCCTGATGTCTACGTGGCCCTCTCGGCTGGCGTTGACCAGAGCAGGGGCTACCCTAATCAGACAACTCTACGTGGCTTGCCGCCCGTCGAACAGCTCGCCGAAGCCGTTGACGGATCAGGCCTGATGATCGCCATCGACTGTTGGCGTTTCAATGCTACCGACGACCAGATGCTTGAGGCACCACTCGCGGACGGGACCATCGAAGAGGTCTCCGAACAAACATACTTATCCGTCAAACCAGAAGCGGAGGAACTCTAATGTTACATCACATCACACACCCAATTTCTGGTATCGCCGCCTCGGCTTTAGCGTTTCTGTCTACGATACCTGCCGACATCGACATGGGCATTCGGATGATCTCAGCTTTTCTCGGCTTGATTATTGGCGTATTTTCCGCTATAACGGCTATTGATAACTTCCGTAACCGCAAGAAATGAACTACATCCTAGAAAACAAAGACGCCATCTTCGCTGTCGTCACCGCCGTCATCGCAGCCGCTTCCGCTATCGCTGCCCTAACACCTACGCCGAAGGACAATACTTTCGTCGGTAAAGCCTACAAGATCGTTGACTGGCTTGCCCTCAACGTGTTCAAGGCTAAGGACAAGTGATTAAGCTATGCCTGAATCCTTTACAGAAAAAGTCGAGGCTAGGCTTGCGTTCGATCCTGAGTCAGGTGGTTACGACGAAGTTATTGGGCGGATGCTTAAAAAGAAGTATCCTCTAATTATACCTAAACCACCAATACCTGATAACCCTACAGAAAAGCAACCCGACGTAGTGCAAGACACTTACGCACACGAAGCGTGGGTGTGGCATCCTGAAGAAAAGGATTGGGCTAAACACCAAGCTAGTTTTAATCAAGACACAGGCAGGCTCTTAAAAGGAATGGGTCATAAGACTATTCAGAAAACGTTGGACGGTGAAAAAGCGGCTGGCTACGAGGTTGTAAAAAGAGACGACGGGATTTACTACAGACAACCTATAAAGAAATGATTAAGCTGCTCACTGAGCTAATCAAGGCATACGTAGCTACGCTTAACTGGAAAAGAAGAATATACATTTATGAACTGGAAGACGAAATTGACGACCTCGCTGCTGACGGCAGTCCTGCTGCCAAGCTGCGTATCGAGCGGTTATCAAGACGCCTCCGCTTTGAACAGAAGTGCGCTCTACGATCCACCGACAGTAACTCTGATTGAGGGTGCTGAATATCAGTTTAAGGAGGGAATCTTTGTGGGTGACGGCCAGAAGTTTCACAGTGACTACAGCTACCGCCGCGCTATTATTATCGGGAAATGAGACTGAGCGAAATACTTGATAAGATCCTGAGCTGGGTGACCGCCTACAAAGTGGCTAAAGCTGCGAAGAAGAAGCAGCGGAAGAAGCTCAAGAAGGTCGCTATTTGCGTCGGCCACAGCCGGATTGGAGACAAGGGCGCCCGCTCTGTCGGCGGGGTCGATGAATGGGACTACAACAAAAAAGTCGCCGATCTTCTGAAGGCCAATTTAAGACATCAGGGATACCAGTCGGTCGTATTCGACGACTATCCGGCAGAGAGCTACGGCGCGGCGATGGACTGGCTCGCGCAGAATATCCAGAAAGAGAAGTGTGACATCGCGATTGAGCTGCACTTCAACAGCTACTCAAGCTCACGGGCTGCGGGATACGAATACCTCTATTACGATGGGAGCAAGGAGGGGAAGCGTCTGGCGAATTGCTTCCTTAAATCTCAAGGAGACACCTTCAAGGTCCAGACCAGTCGCGGTGCCAAGCCAATAGGTTCGGGCCAGCGCGGAGTGTCGTTCTTGCGGAGTGTCCCCCCACCAGCCGTAATTTGCGAACCGTTCTTCGGGAGCTGCCCGAAGGAGTGGGTGCTATTTGAATATAAAGCTCCGCTCCTCGCGAACGTGTACGCGCAGGCGATCACTGAATTCTTTAAAGCATGAGGAACTACCGTAAAGAATACGATAACTACCAAGGCACACCGGAGCAGCGAAAGCGTCGGTCCAGCCGTAATAAAGCTCGCCGTAAAATGAAAAAACTTTTAGGTAAAAAGATCAAAGGTAAGGACATTGACCACAAAGACGGTAATCCAAGAAACAACTCGCGGAGAAACTTACGCGCCCTAAGCAAATCGAGAAACCGATCCAGAAAGTGAAATCGCTAAAGTCAGTCATGATCGCCGGTCAGCGTATCAAGATCCAGAAGACTGATTTAGACTCATGCTACGGCCAATATTTCCACGACCGGAGAACAATCCAACTCGATACTAGCCTGACTGATGGAGACTTTATCGCCACCCTACGACATGAGATGCTCCACGCCTCCTTCCACATCTCTGGTATCTCATTCTGTGAATCCTTTCAGGAGGAAGCCTGCATCCGCTGCATCGACGAGGTCTTCTTCCCAGCCTACGAACGAATCCTTAAACGCTTAAAATGAAAAAATTCACCCCACACACGATGTATAACGCGAAAGGTGAGGGCTTCATGGCCAACACTTACGAGCAACACCTTTCCATGAAGAAGAGAGGTTACAGCCACGCTAAACCGTCTTCCAAGAAGAAGCTCCTAAAAAAAGCTCGTAAGCGCAAATACTGAGTCGATTTAGAATCTAGAGGTAAATAATGAAAACTCCGCCACCGTCCATCAGACCGTCGATACAGTTCGTAGCCGCCCTCACTTCGGGGGTCGCGATCTTTTACGTAATTAAAGTTCTTTTCGAGCTGACCAAATGAGTCTAGCGGAACCCGCCACAAAGAAAATTTTGAGCCGATTTATAAGCTACAAACCAACGCCAGACGACGTCGCCGAAGCCTTCAGAAGATCTGAAGCACTGGGCAACCTCAAGACATCCTTCACGAACGGGAAGGGGAACATGACAGGATTTTTAGGGGAGGTTGCCTTTGAGAAAACCTTCAAGAAGTTCAACTACGTTGGAGATAAATCGTATACGCACGACTACGAATACAAAGGACTCAAGGTCGATGTGAAGGCTAAGAAATGCACGTCGAGGCCGAGACTGAACTACAACGCTTCAGTAGTGCGAACAAAATTTAGTAAGTTTGAAGCCGACGTGTATTTCTTCATGCGCGTTCACGAGACCCTCAGAGAGGTCTGGCTCTGCGGGTGGTCCCCGAAGAAGTCCATCATCCACAAGAACAGGCTCAATAAGAAGGGCGAGTGCGACTCAGATGGATTCCGATTCAAGTCCGATGGATACAACATCGAGATCAAGAAGACGAGAAGGCCAGACGCTTTTGAGTCACTCCTCGTCCGGCGGTGATCGGTGGCGGTGGATATGGCCCTCCTTTTTGAAGACGGGCCTTATTCCGTTGGGGGCGACCAGATCGACAAAGGCACTAAGAGGTGCATCCATATAGGCGTCTATGATGGCAGGATCGCCCCCAATTTTTTCAAGTTCTCGGCGGAGGTCGAGCCAGAATTCACCGCAAAGTTCCTGCCTCTTGATCTGAAGATCTTCGTCCGTCATTCGCTTTATAACCTATATCGTAAATCTCGGCGAGGTCAATGCTCCAGACTTTTCCGCCCCCACGACCCTCGGAAGTAACGGGCCTGATGTTCTTATTGACCCGACTTCCTTCTTCCAGAGTGATCATGCCACGACGGCAGAACTCCAGATTACGAGAGGAACCTACATCCCGACCGTTGTTCAGCTCATGGATCTGAACCTGAAACTCGGTCAGAGTCCCCCACCACTTACCCATGTCAGGGTGGATCTCTCGGCATCTCTTAGAAAAGAACTCAACCAGTTCAGCAATAGAACTACGGCTGCTGTTATCGTAAGCGGCGTCCGCGATGGTAGAATCGATGTAGCTCTTCACGCCGAACCGACCAACATCCGCAACTTCTTCAGGAACCTTCCAGTCGAGTAGAAACTTACCGAAGTGCGGAAGCTCTTGCTCGATGGTCGCTTCTAGCTGCGTGTTGGGCGGGAAGCTCTTGGTAGACTTCTCGCTGATCAACAGGGCCATGAGCTTATCTCGGTTACTGGAGTCCAGAGAAGGAATCACCGACAGCGAGTTCGCGTCCATGTTAAGCGACAGGATCACGCGACCCGTCCAAGGTATGGACATGGCGTCCGCATACTTAGCCATGTACTCGACTCTCGGATTGGCCACCGCACGTTTAAGCAGTTCAGTTGCGCGGCGCTGGTCTTGGAAGCTGGCTGCTGAGGTCGTATCGTCAATTACCCAAGAGGCAACACGACCCAAGTCTTTGTTGAACTTCGTCTGACCAGACAGGTAATCAGACGCATCAGAGAAACCCCCTACGAGTCCGCTGATAATTTTGTTCGACAGTAACGACTTCCCGCGACCTGTCGGCCCGACCAGCAGCAAAGCTTGTCCCTGCATCTGTTGGCGTTCTAGCACAGCGGTGTAGAAACGCTGCATCCAAGAATAAAAATAATCTAAAGCGGAGTTTTCCGAACTGCCTACGAATAGCTGGTTGAGCCATTGGTGCAGGAAGGGCCACTTGGCAGGATCACCCTCTGAGTCAGGATCAACCGGAACCAGATTGGAGCAGTTGAGAATCCGGCTAGCGTTGTAGGACACGATCCGCTCCTTTGAGAATATAACCGGAGCGATGTCATCGATGCGGTTGTTGTTACTGATCGTCAGGACAGCCTCCTCCACTTCGCTGATCGCCCTGCCCCGCCTGACCCTGACAGAGAAACCCGCCTGACGGAGTTCTAGAAGAAGCTGGTCTTTCGGAATCGAAACAGCGTTCCCATATAAGAGCTTATAGAAGCACTTACCGTTGAACCAATACTCATCAAGTAGGTTGGCCAGCTTCTTGGTCTCGTAGTCTTTGACGAAGGCGCTCCCGAATATATCGGCCCAGCTCATGAACCCCTTACCCGCTCTGTCTGAATAACAAACAATGCCATCTTCTACGACCTGACAGCCGTCTCTGTTAATGCCATCGTCAATCCAGAAGAGTGGTCCTCTGGCCCCCACTTCAAATTCACCGAACCAGCGATTCGGGAAACGGGATTCAACTTCAGATGAGACTACGTCTAAAGGTATGGACGTATCGGTAGACTCTGGCGGCTTCGATGACACGGCCTTCGATAGGCAAGCGT